GTCTTCGTCTTCCAAGTTGCATACCTGCAAACTGTTGTATAGCATTTTTATATCTATTTTCATAGTATGTCAACATGTCTGTTGGACCTTTTAAAAACCCATATGCTTCTACTAGACATGCGTATAACAGGCCTTGTGGAAAATATGTACTTAAATATGTGTTGTTATTAAAACCAGTACCAGATCCAAGGCCATTTGGCATTTTATTATAGTAGACTCTAAATTTGTAATTAGCGTCAGGTGTAGGAGCCACATACATACCACCTGATGAAGTGTCTGTAGTATTATCAGCACCACCAAACATCGCATAATATTTTGGAAAACCTGTCACTGAATTAGCTGTATCTGTAGGAGATTGTATTTCTCCGGATGGACCAAATTTTCTATCTACAAATTCTGATAAATATGTTTGATCTTTTTTCTCTAACCATTTACCGTTTCCTTCTGTATTAGCAGTAGATTCAAAAACCTCTATACCTCTTATAAATAAAGTTCCTGCCGGCGCATTAATTGTATTATCGTTTGCAGCTAATGTGCCTTCTTGAACAAATCTTTGAGAGTCCATAGGACTTTCTTGATAAATTCTAAATTCAGCGGCCATTATAAATTCATCAATGATTGCTTGTGTAAAAACATCAGAGCTAACTTCAGTATAACTTCTTATCGCTGCAGTTAATGTGCTGTAATCGTATTTTTTAACTCCTGACATAATTAACCCCTATCATTAATCGGTCCAATTGTACATTGTAAACCGCCCCCTGTTTCTGTGCTACTAGCATTACTAACTAATTCAAATGTAAAACCTGTTTGAATAGTAACATACGCAGGATTGCCAGCGCTATCATTGTATCCAGCTAATTCTTGTTTTGTAGAAAGCGTTGCTATTTTATAAGCTCCAAATACTTTTGCTCCTGTTGCATGTGAACCTGCTGTTGTGTTTTCAGGAGAAACTCCTCTGTAAGGAGCACTTGTTCCTCTAGTGCATCCCGTTAAATCATTAGATGATCTTCCTGTATATTCTATTACTTCGTTTTGATATGTTCCAACTTTTAAAGGATCACTTGTATCAGTAGAAGTTAAAACTTTTTCAATTACAATAAAACCTGACGTTGGAAACGCGGATCCATCCGCTAAAGTAATTGTTGTAGCTGAGTCTGTAATTGCACCATTTAAAGTTGTAGATAATTGTAAAGTAGATATAGCAACACCACCAACTGGAGATTTAACATCTCTTAATCTAATAAAATCATTTAATTGCATAGCACCATTTTGAAAAGCTATAGATACTGTTGCATCAGCCGCTGCAGTTGTAATAGGATTATTTATTAAAAAATCTTCTGTTGGAAATTCTGTTCTTGCAGTTCTTGCTCTTTGCAAAGCTTGTGGGTCTGCACTTGTAGGTTTTGGATCTAATTGTGGTTGTTTAGGCTCGTACTCTGAAACATGGACCAGGGCACCATTCCATTCTCTAACCATTTCATTATATGGAAAGGCCATACCTGATCTATCAGATATTGCTAAAGCATATTTACCTTGAGAAAAAGTTGTCATTAACCAATACCTGGGTAATAAATTTTAGGAGATATGTATGTAGAGTTAGAAGAACCATCTTCATCTTCAGCTCTTAACAATTCATCTTCGTATAATAATTTTAATTCTTGAACTCTTTGTGGTGCATATTTAATAGCTAAATAATATGCTAACCCTGAAATCATACACGGAACAAATCTGTATGGTACATCAGTTGCATTTGTATAAGCTCCTACATCATCTATTCTTTTTGTATAATAAAAATTAATATAGTTACCATCTTGAGCTGCACCTGGAGTTAAATATAAAGTCATAGTAACTTTATCTATAAATCTTTGAACCCAATATTGAGTAGGAAGACCTGTTGAAGTTTTATTAGAAAAACCTTGATATTGTGATCTACTAATTTTTGTCATTGGTGTATCAACAGAAGTTGATTTAACTCTGTAATCTGCTTCTTGAATATCAGTCATACCGATTGGAAATTGCAATACTGCATCAGATGTGCTGTGCGTAGCTGCTGTGCTACCATTAATTCCTCTAGTGCATCCTGTTAAATTTAAACTAGATATACCTGTGTAAGAAATTTGTTCAGTTCCAATAGTAATCACTCCATTAGTTGCAAATCCTGTGACTGAAGCTACTCCAATTGTAGTAACACTTGCATTTATTCCTGCAGAAAGCGTTGTATTAATTCCATCTGATGTACCATCAGATGGTGATCTAAAAAAAGTATATACTGATTGTCCGTCTACTAATGTAACGTTTTGATTTTTTACTTCCCAAAATTGAAGT